CAACACCGCTAGCGTTTTGCCGGTGGATGCTTCGCGCCAATTCCGAGTTCGCCTGGACGCTACGCCGGGAACGCTCGCATTGGGCAAGCTCGTCAAAATCGCCGCTGGAGGCGGCGGGCTGTTCGCGCTCGGAGGCGGGGCCAGTGACATCAACGTGGCCATCTGCGAAGAGGTTGCCGGCGCTAGCGGTGCCGCTCTTGTTCGCCCATTGGCCGGAACCATCACCACGTAATCTTTTAACGTCTCATAATCATGGGTAAACTCGATTCCATCTCCCCGAATCCCGTCATGCGGGAATACGCGCAGGGCGCCGCACAATCGGCCATTCTCCCTGTTGCCGATTTCATTGCACCTCCCGTCGAGGTCGCCACGTCAGTCGGTCAATACAAAAGTTACACCGAAAAGAACAGGTTTCACATCCCTGACACTGCTAGGGCCATCGGTGGCCCCGCCACGCAACTGTCTTTTGAGGCTTCCGATCTCACGTACAACTGCAAACCGCATGCCTTGGATTTCCCGGTTGATAACCTGGAAGCCATCGAGACGGCTCAACTCGAAAACATGCTGATGGAAGGTGCGCGTGCGGTGGCTGAAGTCGCCGCCTTGTCGCACGAAAAGACTGTCGTGGATGCTGCTCTCGCCGCCGCCGGCGCCGGGACCGATCTGACGCTCGGGACTGACGATCTCGTTGATGGCCTTGACGATCAGCTTTTGGCCATGGCCAAAGTGGCCAAGTACGGCTCGATCATGAATATTGGCATCGTGTTTGGTGCCACTGCGTTCAAGAGCTGGAAAAATGATGTCAGCGTGAAGAACCGTTACAACGGCGGCATTCGCGGCAATCAGCGCATGATCAGCCCAGGCATTGATGATGTCAGCGGCTTGCTGGTGGGCAATCCCGACGCGCGGGTCACATATACGGTGTATGATGCGAACGGCCCAGGCGAGGCTGATTCGATCAATTTCGTTTTAGACAACTCCATTCTGGTCTTCGCTCGCAATCCGAGCCCGAGCCGCCGTGATCCCTCGTTTATGAAGACGTTTCGCTTGGCAGGCCAGTGGATGGTTCCTGGCTCCTACATGAGCCCAGACGGTCGTGTGGAGTTCGCAAAATATGACTGGAGCGAGGACGTCAAAGTGACGAACAGCGCCGCTGTGTCTCGCATCAACCTCGTCTAGTAGGTTTCAATGGCGTGGATTTCCCTCACGGCCGATGATGTCAAGGAACGGTTAAGCGGTCCAGAGTTCGATGCTTTCCAGACATGGCATCTGGACTCTGGTCAGGCTGATCCGATCCCTGACACTATTCTCGGCGTAGTGGGGGAAATCCGTGGCCGAGTCGGGGCCTGCCAACGCAACACGCTCGGCGCGGCGGCTACGATCCCCGACGAGCTTTATAGTGCAGCGCTGACTCTGATTTCCTGGCGCCTCTCCCTTCGCCTGCCGGGAGGTGGGGCGCATCTTCAAGACGAGGGCCGGCGCAAGGATTACGAAGACGCTACGGAATTACTGCGCGCCGTCGCGCGTTGCGAGTTCGCAGTAGAACAACCGACCACGCACTCTTGTGATGTGGTCAACAATGCAAACAGCGCCGGCCAGTTCGGTGGTTGCACACGGGCGACGTTCTAGTCATGGGCAAGCTTTTCGACTTAACCAGTGCTATTGCTGCCAAGCTGGAGGCTAACGTGCCGTCTTTGGCTGACATCGATGTCTTGGCATACAGGGGCCGGGACGTGTCCAACCATCTCCAGGTGGCATTGCAGAAAACGGCAGGCCTTGCGGTTTTGGTTGGGTTATCCAGCGGCGAAGATGTCCAAGAGGATCAGCGCTTAAAGATGGGTCCCAGGCAGAACACGCAAGTCTCAGTTACTATTTTTGCGACGCCTGCACTATTGAGCTCAGGCAGTCCAGATGCTCCATTAACGACTAGGGCTCGAGAGGTCGACGATGTCTTAGAATCCATCATGCAGTATTTGCATAATTTGGATGTCTTTGACGTGGGATCGCTGGAAGGGGGGTTGGGGACCCTGCGCGTTTCGCGGTGGACGCAAATAGAATCCGCGCCCCCGGTGCATGCCGTTGAGATTCAATGTGAAATTCTAGTGCAAATCCCTGAGTTTCCGGCGGTCACTACTCAGCGCCTTTCTGCCGAGCGCAGTGGAAGACTGTTAAGCGATGAAAGCGGCGACCCGTTAAATGCTGATTGACCATGTTTACTTTATTTACCGAATCTATCGAAAACTCGACTCCAGCCGCAGGCCAATTTATTTTAGGCTTAGAGGCAGATGGGGCCGAGTTTCGTTACCCGTTAGGGGCGGCGCTAGCCACTTTATTCTCAGATTCTTCAGCGACTAGCGTAGCCGTCCCTCGACTTAATCAACTCACCAGCACAACATCTGACCCTACCGTCAGTGATTACGGCGCTGGCGAGTGGGGAGTCCACAAGAATTCATCGACCGGCGATTTATTCCTCGCTTACAACGATGGGGGCGCGATGAACAACCTGTCGCTCTCAGGTGGCGACGATTGGGGGTCTCAGGTGGTTGAGACCGACGCAACGCTGTCGGGCAATGGAACAGCAGGCAGTCCACTGAGCGTGGTTGCTAGTGGTGGTGGTCTAACCAACTGGGAGGAAAGCGGAACAACCCTGCAACCCACCACCGCAGGTTACGCTTTCGGGGCTGTCGGCAACGAGGTGGGAGATATCGTTAGCAGCGGGAACCTTGATCTGACGGGGGATATTATACTAGGCGGAGACGCTTATCTTAAGCGCATCGATGCCGATCACATCGGGATGTATAATGGCGTGACCCCCCAGAGTTTGTCGTTATATAACACCT